ATACAAAACATATAGAAGAAAAACACTTCGGAAATTGGCTAATTCATAGGGAAGTAGTAAAAGATGGAAAATATCCCGAATGGAATCCGGAGTGGAATCTATAAAGGTGTCGCTCCGCTGGGCTCCTATTCGGAGAGAACTTGTCGCCGGACAAGGGCGGACATCCTATCGCGCTACGCTCGTTAGCTTAATTTTATAGAAATAAAATCAGAAGAATGAAAATAAAAGATATAATAATAGTAATAATACTAACACTAACCTTAAAAGCATGTGTAGGAATCTATAAACAAATAGTAGTAAAAGTAGAAAAAGAAGAGAAACAAATAAATATAAACACTAAAAATAATAAAAATGCCAAAGACGAAAAACACGCAATTAATTAAAAGGAAAAAAGTAACAGGAACTCCGTTCGAAATAATCAGTAATACAGAAAACGGGGAACACTTCGGAATAATGGGAGAGCATAGAATTACAGAAATAAAAAGTAAACCTATCGAAGTAAAGGAAGAATTGGAGAAAATGTCATGGGACAGAATAATTCAAGTAATAATGATAGTAACAGACAAACTCAAAGAAGTCAAACATGCAAAATAAGTGGTATATAGCAGTAATAGAACTAATCGCAAGAATAATACTAATAAAAAAACGTAAAAAATGAAAACAACAATCGGGGGGGACAGGTTAGGAGCCGGAGGAAAAGAAAGTGTAAATCTAAAAAATTACAACAGAAGCACACACAACCTAGGAGCAACATGGAGAAGCACAATGGCCAGCGGAACACTAGTACCATTTATGAGCGAAGTGGCACTACCAGGAGACAAATGGAAAATTGACTTAGAAGCAAACGTACTCACATTACCAACAATAGGACCACTATTCGGAAGTTACAAAGTACAAATGGACGTGTTCAAAATACCAATGAGACTCTACAACGCTGGGCTACAAATGAACAGACTAGGAATAGGAATGGACATGAGCAAAGTAAAACTACCACAAGTAAAAGTAGCAGCAAGACAAATCAACGGAGCAACCGGAATAGGACCAAACAGCCAAATAAACCCAAGTAGCATATTTAAATACCTAGGAATATCAGGAATAGGGGGCGGAACAACAAATAACGCATACTTAGCTAGAGAATTTAACGCAATACCATATCTATCCTATTGGGATATATACAAACAATACTATGCGAACAAAGCAGAGGAACGAGGAATGGTAATACATGCCGGAGACACAAACACAACACAAAGAGCAGCATTTAAAACAGACGAAGATGCAGAAACAGAAACAAACATATACACGACAAACGCAACAACAATACCAACAATAACAAGCGAAGGAGAAATAGTAATTGGATTCGTAGGATCAGACGAACCAACCGACATGACAACAGTAGAAATAAAAATAGACGGAGTAGCTACATCGATAAACAGTATAGCAGATGACCTCTATTGGAATCAAACCTTAAACGAAATAGTAATAACACAACTAAAAGGAAGTATAATCGGAACAAGCGTACTCTTAGAAGTACAAGAACAAGAAATAACAACCTCCGGAGAGGGAGAACTAAAACTAAAAGCATTCCCATTAGAAAACATCGATAAGATGAGGGATAAAATACTACAACACCCATTTGAAAGTGGGGCGTTAGTAATAGATGCAGACGATGAAGCACCATACAGCCTACCAATGCAAGGCATATATGACGGAACACATGGCAGAAATGCAGCATATTTTACACAGGAAGGATTAGGGCTAAAAACATACCAAAGCGATATGTTTAACAATTGGATGAATAGCGAATGGCTAGACGGAACCAATGGAATAAACGAAATAACAGCAGTAAGCACCGAAGGAGATAGCTTCAGCATAGATAGTCTAAACATAGCAAATAAAGTGTACAACATGCTAAACAGAATCGCAATCAGCGGTGGAAGTTATGACGATTGGCTAGCAGCTGTATATACAGGAGACAGAGCGAAAGCGGTAGAAAGTCCACAATATTGCGGAAGTCTAATCAAAGAACTAGCATTCCAAGAGGTAATATCAAATAGTGCAACAGATGAGGAACCTTTAGGAAGTCTAGCGGGGAGAGGAAAGCTAACAGGAAAAAATAAAGGGGGAAAAATGACAATAGACATAGATGAACCAAGCTACATAATGGGAATTGTATCATTAACGCCCAGAGTAGATTACAGTAACGGAACCAAATTCGACATGAATTTGAAAACGTTGGACGACCTACATAAACCGGCATTGGACGGAATAGGATTCCAGGATTTAATCACTACACAAATGGCATGGAGTGATAGCGTATGGAATAACACAACAAAAGAAGAAACAGTATACTCAGCGGGAAAACAACCGGCATGGATGAACTACATGACAGACGTTAACAAATGCTACGGAAACTTCGCAAGTAAAGTCGGAGACCCACACAACGGAAACGGAATGCAATGGATGACACTAAATAGAGATTACACAATAAACCAAGAAAACGGACAAATACAAGACTTAACAACGTATATCGACCCAAGTAAATTCAACGAAATATTCGCAGAAACAGAAATAGACGCACAAAACTTCTGGGTACAAATAAACAAGAAAATCACAGTAAGGAGAAAAATGTCAGCAAAAATAATTCCAAATTTATAAAAAATGAAAAAACCAAATAAAGCCAAAAAAAGTCAAATAAAAAGACAGGAACTAATTGTAGGGGAAACAATAGAAACAAAAGTACAAAGAATCGTACATAATGGAGAACCTATAAAAGATGGAGCCCCAGAAATATTCACAGAAAGAAAAGACGGAGTAATGGCCGCATACGATGTAAGAACCGACAAATGGGAAATTGCAGCTGAAGCAATGGACATTGGAGAAAGAAGCAAAATGGCAAAAGCAAAAGGAATAGAAAAACCCTCAAAAATAGAAGAAAATAAGCCCAAAGAAAATAAGCCCACAGAGGGGCAAACGGGAGAGGAAAGTAAAACTTAGTCAATGAGTGGTACAAAAGGGGTGTAAAAGCCCCTTTTACAATTAAAAAAAAAGTGTATATTTGAAAACACAAATAAAGGTCGTACGCACTCATATATATATAACAAGGAAATAAATTTCTTTTTAACAAAAAAAGAACGAAAAATTATGAATCTAAAGAAAGCACACAAACTGCAAAAAGCAGTAAACAAAGCACAAAACAAAGTATTAAACGAACTAGCCAAACAAGGAGCACATATACCCGATGAAATGTATGAGCTACTCAATAATCAAATGCACATAACAGCACTAATGAAAAGAGCAATAAACCAAAAAACGAAATAATATGGCATTTGGATGGGACCAAGGAATAGCAGCGGGAGGAACAATATTAGGAATGATTGGACAAAACGTAAGAGCAACAAAACAACATAGCAGACAAAAGGAACTGATGGGAGTACAGTTTGACAATCAAAGCAAACTAAACAAACAAGGAAACGACTTACAGTATGATATGTGGAAGAAAACAAATGCACCGGCACAAGTAGGAATGCTAAAAGACGCCGGACTCAACGCCGGACTAATGTACGGACAAAGTGGTCCGGGAGGAATGACAGGAAGTCAAGGAGGAGGAAGTGCACAAAGTGGAAACGCAGCAGCACCAATGGATATCGGGAACAGTGTACAGGCGGGACTAATGGCGGCACAAATGAGAAATCTAGACGCAGATACAGAAAAGAAGAAACAAGAAGCCAACACATCAGCAAGTATAGAAGGAAAAAACATCAAGGAGTTAGATGTAATGGCGGCAGATATAGCACAAAAAATGGCGAATACAAAAAACGCCACAGAACTAGCAGAACTAAACAGACAAAAACAAGAAGTAGAAGCGGCAAAAGTAAAACTAACAGAAGCACAAACAGGAAACGTAAAAGCGGACACAAGTCTAAAAGGAGCAAAAACAGAACAAACCGAAAGCCTAACAGCATTATATAACAAAGGGAGAGCACCGAGCAGTAATCCAATGAATGACTATAAAGCAAGAGCACTAGAAGAGGCAGAAAGATTAATCAAAGAAGAAGGCGGAAACGCATGGGAACAATTCGCAAAATGGATGAAAGACGCAACGACATTTGAAATAGATGAAGAAGTGGAAGCAATAATCGAACAACATAAAGGCGGGTACCAAAGAAGACACACAAAAGGAAGAACATACAAAAAATAATATGTGCCTATATCCAAGACAAATGAAAAATAAAAGGTATGAACCCACCAAAAAAAATGGAGGGGTAGTGCCTGAATGCCCAGACAACAGATTGAGAGTGGTACCAATACCATGCGGAAATTGTATGGAATGCAGAGCAAAAAAGAAAAGAGAATGGCAAGTAAGACTAACAGAAGACGTAAAACATCACAAAAACGGGAAATTCGTAACACTAACGTTTAACGATGAAGCGTTGAAGAAATATGAAGCAAGAGTATCACGACGAATACAAGGATACGAAAGAGAAAATACAGCAGTAGGACTCGCAGTAAGACACTTTTTGGAAAGATGGCGAAGAACATACAAAAAAAGTATTAGACACAGTTTAATAACTGAATTAGGACATAAAGGTACAAAAAGAATACATATACACGGGTTCTTATGGACAGACGAACCAAATGAGGTAATAGCCGAAAGATGGGGGAATGGAGATATAACAATAGGGGAAAGAAAATACTACGTAACAGGAAAACATGAAGACAGAAATGTAGACGTAAAAGTAGGATATGGGAAGGATAGCTATGTAGGCGATAAAGCAATAGGATACATAACAAAATACATAAATAAGGTAGACCAAGAACATAAATACTACAAATCAAAAATGTATATCAGTAACGGAATAGGGAAAGGATATGCGGAAAGTGTACAAGCGCATAATAACCGATACCGAGGAAAGAATACGATAGAAACCTACACAATAAACAACGGAAAGAAAATCGGACTACCAACGTATTACAGAAATAAAATATACACAGATGCACAAAAAGAACAACTATGGCTAAACAAAATTGAAGATCAAATAGCATATGTAGGGGGTATGAAAATTAATATAGACAAAAGTATGGAACAATACTATACAATGCGAAATCAACAAAGAAAAATCAATAGAGTACTAGGATATGGAAGCAATTGGAAAGATGACGTAATAGAATACCTAGAAAATAGCGAAAGAAATAGACTAGCATGGTGTAGAGCAAATGGAAAGCACCCTAGAAAAAGGGTAGACCCACAAATGGAACTATATAAAGAAAAACAACAAAGTATGCTGCAACTAAAACACATAGAATACGATACAAAAAAAATACCTTGGGATAGTAACGAAAGCACAGAAAAAAAATGGAGAAAAGACGAACCACATACAAAACATATAGAAGAAAAACACTTCGGAAATTGGCTAATTCATAGGGAAGTAGTAAAAGATGGAAAATATCCCGAATGGAATCCGGAGTGGAATCTATAAAGGTGTCGCTCCGCTAGGCTCCTATTCGGAGAGAACTTGTCGCCGGACAAGGGCGGACATCCTATCGCGCTACGCTTGTCAGCTTAATTTTATAAAAATAAAATCAGAAGAATGAAAATAAAAGATATAATAATAGTAATAATACTAACACTAACATTAAAAGCATGTGTAGGAATATATAAACAAATAGTAGTAAAAGTAGAAAAAGACGAGAAACAGATAAATATAAACACAAAAAACAATAAAAATGTCAAAGACGAAAAACACGCAGTTAATTAAACGAAAAAAAGTAACAGGAACGCCGTTCGAAATAATCAGTAATACAGAAAACGGAGAACACTTCGGAATAATGGGTGAGCATAGAATAACAGAAATAAAAAGTAAACCTATCGAAGTAAAAGAAGAACTAGAGAAAATGTCATGGGATAGAATCATACAGGTAATAATGATAGTAACAGACAAATTAAAAGACATCAACAATGCAAAATAAGTGGTATATAGCAGTACTAGAACTAATAGCAAGAATAATACTAATCAAAAAACGTAAAAAATGAAAACAACAATCGGGGGAGACAGGCTAGGAGCAGGAGGAAAAGAAAGTGTAAATCTAAAAAATTATAACAGAAGCACACACAACCTAGGGGCAACATGGAGGAGCACAATGGCAAGCGGCACACTAGTACCATTTATGAGCGAGGTTGCATTACCAGGAGACAAATGGAAAATAGACCTAGAAGCAAACGTACTAACACTACCAACAATAGGGCCACTATTCGGAAGTTATAAAGTACAAATGGACGTATTCAAAATACCCATGAGACTATACAACGCCGGACTGCAAATGAACAGACTAGGAATAGGAATGGACATGAGCAAAGTAAAACTGCCACAAGTAGAAGTAAAAGCAAGACAAACAAACCTACGAGGAGCATACGGGCCAAACAGTCAAATAAATCCAAGTAGCATATTCAAGTACCTAGGAATATCAGGAGTAGGAGGGGGAGCAGACACAACAACAAACCCAACATTAACAAGAGAATTCAATGCAATCCCATATCTATCGTATTGGGATATATACAAACAATACTATGCAAATAAAGCAGAAGAAAGAGGGTTCGTAATACATGCGGGAGACACAAACCAAACAACAAGAGCAGCCTTCAGAATAGACGAAGACGCAACAGAAGAAACAAACATATTCACACCAAACTCAACAGTAATACCAACAATAACAAGTGAAGGCGAAATAGTAATAGGATTCGTAGGACTAAACGAACCTACAACCATGGCAGACGTCAAAATAAAAATTAACAACACAGAAACACCAATAACAGACATAGCAGACAGTGTATATTGGAATCAACCATTAAACGAAATAGTACTAACAGAACTAAAAGGAACCATAATCGATACAAGCGTTCTACTAGAAGTAACAGAACAAACAGTAAGCGCAACAGGAGAGGGAGAACTAAAACTACAAGCATTCCCACTAGAAAACATCGATAAAATGAGAGACAAAATATTACAGCACCCCTTCGAGAGTGGAGCGTTAGTAATAGACGAAAACATGGAAACACCATATAGTCTACCAATGCAGCAAGTCAAAGACAGCGATGACGTAACAAGAGTAGGAGCGTATTTTTCGCAAGAAGGACTTGGAATAAAAACATACCAAAGCGATATGTTTAATAATTGGATGAACAGCGAATGGTTAGATGGAACCAATGGAATAAACGAAATAACAGCAGTAAGTACAGAGGGAGACAGCTTCAGCATAGATAGTCTAAACATAGCGAACAAAGTTTATAACATGCTAAACAGAATAGCAATCAGCGGTGGAAGTTATGACGATTGGCTCGCAGCAGTATATACAGGAAACAGAGCGAAGGCGGTAGAAAGTCCACAATATTGCGGAAGTCTAATCAAAGAACTAGCATTCCAAGAGGTAGTATCAAACAGTGCTACAAATGAAGAACCACTAGGAAGTCTAGCGGGAAGAGGAAAACTCACAGGAAAAAATAAAGGCGGAAAAATGACAATAGACATAGATGAACCAAGCTACATCATGGGAATTGTATCAATCACGCCCAGAGTAGATTACAGCAACGGAAACAAATTCGACATGAATCTCAAAACGTTGGACGACCTACACAAACCGGCATTGGATGGAATAGGGTTCCAAGATTTAATCACAACACAAATGGCGTGGAGTGATGGCGTTTGGAATAACACAACACAAGAAGAAACAGTATACTCAGCGGGAAAACAACCCGCATGGATGAACTACATGACAGACGTAAACAAATGTTACGGAAACTTTGCAAGTAAAGTAGGAGACGTACACAATGGAAACGGAATGCAATGGATGACACTAAATAGAGATTACACAATAAACTCAGAAAACGGACAAATACAAGATTTAACAACGTATATCGACCCAGCGAAGTTCAACGAAATATTCGCAGAAACAGAAATAGACGCACAAAATTTTTGGATGCAAATCCAAAAGAAAATCACAGTAAGGAGAAAAATGTCAGCAAAAATAATTCCAAATTTATAAAAAATGAAAAAACCAAATATCGCAAAAGGAAGTCAAATAAAAAGACAGGAACTAATTGTAGGGGAAACAATAGAAACAAAAGTACAAAGAATCGTACATAATGGAGAACCTATAAAAGATGGAGCACCAGAAATATTCACAGAAAGAAAAGACGGAGTAATGGCGGCATACGATGTAAGAACCGACAAATGGGAAATTGCAGCTGAAGCAATGGACATTGCAGAAAAGAGCAAAATGGCAAAAGCAAAAGGAATAGAAAAACCCGAAAAAATAGAAGAGAAGAAACCCGCAAAAATAGAAGAAAAGAAGCCGACAGAAGGGCAAACGGGAGAGAAAAGCAAAGCTTAGCCTATGAGTGGTAAAAAAGGGGTGTAAAAACCCCTTTTACAATTAGAAAAAAAGTGTATATTTGAAAACACAAATAGGGGTCGTACGCACTCATATATATATAACAAGGAAATAAATTTCTTTTTAACAAAAAAAGAACGAAAAAAACACAAGAATATGGCATTTGGATGGGACCAAGGAATAGCAGCGGGGAGCACAATATTAGGAATGATTGGACAAAACGCAAGAGCAAAGACACAACATGGCAGACAAAAGGAACTAATGGGAGTACAGTTTAACAATCAGAGCAAACTAAACAAACAAGGAAGCGACTTACAATATGATATGTGGAAGAAAACAAATGCACCCGCACAAGTAGGAATGCTAAAAGAAGCGGGACTAAACGCGGGACTAATGTACGGACAAAGTGGACCAGGAGGACAAACAGGAAGTCAAGGAGGAGGAAGTGCACAGAGTGGAAGCGCAGCAGCACCAATGGATATCGGAAACAGTGTACAAGCAGGACTAATGGCGGCACAAATGAGAAATCTAGATGCAGATACAGCAGAAAAAAACCAAAGAACAAACACAGGAGCAAGCATCGAAGGAAAAAACATCAAAGAATTAGATGTAATGGAAGCGGACATAGCTCAAAAAATGGCAAATACAAAAAACGCAACAGAACTAGCAGAACTAAACAGACAAAAACAAGAAGTAGAAGCAGCAAAAGTAAAACTAACAGAAGCACAAACAGGAAACGTAAAAGCAAGTACAGGACTTACAGAAGCAAAAACAGAACAAACCGAAAGCCTAACAGCATTATATAATAAAGGGAGAGCACCGAGCAGCAATCCAATGAATGACTATAAAGCCAAAGCAATGGAAGAAGCGGAAAGAATAGTTAAAGAAGAAGGCGGAGACGCATGGGAAAAATTCAAAGAATGGTTCACAAGAGCACCCGAGCAAGAACAAATGGAAGAAGTCGAAGACATAATAGAAGAAAACGACGAAACATGGTTTCAAGACAATAAAAAACAAGGTAAATACATAAGAAAAAGAGGAAAGGGAAAATTCCCAAGTGACTACATAGGAAAACAAAGAACAACATCACGACGATAAAATGTGCTTATATCCAAGACAAATGAAAAATAAACGGTATGAACCCACTAAGAAAAATAGTGGGATCGTACCTCAATGCCCAGACAACAGATTGAGAGTAGTACCAATACCATGCGGAAATTGTATGGAATGCAGAGCAAAAAAGAAAAGAGAATGGCAAGTAAGACTTACCGAAGACGTGAAACATCACAAAAACGGGAAATTCGTAACACTAACGTTTAACGATGAAGCGTTGAGGAAATATGAAGCAAGAGTATCAAGACGTATACAAGGATACGAGCGAGAGAATACAGCAGTAGGATTCGCAGTAAGACACTTTTTGGAAAGATGGAGAAGGACATACAAAACAAGTATTAGACACAGTTTAATAACTGAATTAGGACATAAAGGTACAAAAAGAATACATATACACGGGTTCTTATGGACAGACGAACCAAATGAGGTAATAGCCGAAAGATGGGGGAATGGAGATATAACAATAGGGGAAAGAAAATACTACGTAACAGGAAAACATGAAGACAGAAATGTAGACGTAAAAGTAGGATATGGGAAGGATAGCTATGTAGGCGATAAAGCAATAGGATACATAACAAAATACATAAATAAGGTAGACCAAGAACATAAATACTACAAATCAAAAATGTATATCAGTAACGGAATAGGGAAAGGATATGCGGAAAGTGTACAAGCGCATAATAACCGATACCGAGGAAAGAATACGATAGAAACCTACACAATAAACAACGGAAAGAAAATCGGACTACCAACGTATTACAGAAATAAAATATACACAGATGCACAAAAAGAACAACTATGGCTAAACAAAATTGAAGATCAAATAGCATATGTAGGGGGTATGAAAATTAATATAGACAAAAGTATGGAACAATACTATACAATGCGAAATCAACAAAGAAAAATCAATAGAGTACTAGGATATGGAAGCAATTGGAAAGATGACGTAATAGAATACCTAGAAAATAGCGAAAGAAATAGACTAGCATGGTGTAGAGCAAATGGAAAGCACCCTAGAAAAAGGGTAGACCCACAAATGGAACTATATAAAGAAAAACAACAAAGTATGCTGCAACTAAAACACATAGAATACGATACAAAAAAAATACCTTGGGATAGTAACGAAAGCACAGAAAAAAAATGGAGAAAAGACGAACCACATACAAAACATATAGAAGAAAAACACTTCGGAAATTGGCTAATTCATAGGGAAGTAGTAAAAGATGGAAAATATCCCGAATGGAATCCGGAGTGGAATCTATAAAGGTGTCGCTCCGCTAGGCTCCTATTCGGAGAGAACTTGTCGCCGGACAAGGGCGGACATCCTATCGCGCTACGCTTGTCAGCTTAATTTTATAAAAATAAAATCAGAAGAATGAAAATAAAAGATATAATAATAGTAATAATACTAACACTAACATTAAAAGCATGTGTAGGAATATATAAACAAATAGTAGTAAAAGTAGAAAAAGACGAGAAACAGATAAATATAAACACAAAAAACAATAAAAATGTCAAAGACGAAAAACACGCAGTTAATTAAACGAAAAAAAGTAACAGGAACGCCGTTCGAAATAATCAGTAATACAGAAAACGGAGAACACTTCGGAATAATGGGTGAGCATAGAATAACAGAAATAAAAAGTAAACCTATCGAAGTAAAAGAAGAACTAGAGAAAATGTCATGGGATAGAATCATACAGGTAATAATGATAGTAACAGACAAATTAAAAGACATCAACAATGCAAAATAAGTGGTATATAGCAGTACTAGAACTAATAGCAAGAATAATACTAATCAAAAAACGTAAAAAATGAAAACAACAATCGGGGGAGACAGGCTAGGAGCAGGAGGAAAAGAAAGTGTAAATCTAAAAAATTATAACAGAAGCACACACAACCTAGGGGCAACATGGAGGAGCACAATGGCAAGCGGCACACTAGTACCATTTATGAGCGAGGTTGCATTACCAGGAGACAAATGGAAAATAG